CCTGGTCGAGCCTGTTCAAGATCATGAATTCTCCCTGTTCGTCGGTTTAATAATGATACGGGAAAACTTGTATCATTAGCGGCCTTCTCGCGTCAATAACTTTTTTAATAAATTTCGTAAAAATATTTAAAAATAAAGCGTGACATTTTTATAGAAATCGGTGTATAGTTCTTTTACGGGACGAGGACGACAACAAAACGCCAGGGGGACAAAATGAAAATCACGAAAACGACCTTTAAAACCTTTCTCAAGAAAAACGCCGGCTCGATTCTGATCCAGAAAAAAAGATCTTTCGACGGTATGGTCGACGGTTGTGTCGAGAGCGACGTCAAAGGTTTTCACCCGGTAGTCGAGACGACCGATCACGCCGAGCATACCTTCGGGATCTCCGGCGCCTGGCTCGTCGGTCACGGCGGCGACCGCTTCCTTCACTTCGAGGCCGACGGCCTGGTCGGGATCGAGGTTTATAATTGCTGCGGGTCCTTCGTCCTGGCAATCAAGAAGGCTTAAAACCATGCCGAGCCCGGCGGCGAATCCGGGCAAAGGGGGGAATTGTGAAAAAGTCACTTTGCAAGGGGTACATTAAAACGAAATTCGTTGACGCCGAGGGCGCCGAGGTAGTGGGGACCATATCGAGCCGGATCGCGGTCGCGTCCTTCGAGATCGTCTTCGCGGTTCTCCCGGGCGGCGAGATCCTGAGGACGATAGAGATCGAGACGACGGATCACCCGAATAATAATTTTGACGCTCCGGGCCGTCTCTGGTCGCGGATCTTCGAGCTCCCCGCCGGCGTCGAGTTCATCGGCAACTATCCGAGCCCGAAAGAAAACGATACGAGATCGGACCGCTATTAATCGACAATCCGAGCCCGGGCGGTTCCCGGGCAAAGGGGGGATTTATGCTATTCGCTAAAGACTGTGCGCCAGGTGCCGAGCAATGGGAAACATTCAAAAGGAAGGGGAAAGTCTTCGTGCAATACGATTACCGGGACCCGTCCGGCGTTCTATTCTCTTGCGTGAAGGGAAGCCTTGAGGAGTGCCGGAAGGCGGCCGTCGCCTGGCAAAAGAAAAACGAAAATATCATTTTCGGGGTGCAAGCGTGATCGAGATCCTCTTCGTCAATCTGGCGGCGACCGCGATCGGCGCCGCCTTCATTTACATGATCAATAGGTAAAGGGGAATTTATGGAAGGGAAAGCGAAGCAAGACAAGGGGCGCCATTGCCGGATTAATGCGACGGTGACCGAAGAGGAAAGGGCGGCGCTCGATCGCCTGGCGGAGATCTCGGGGTTCTCGGTTTCGGTCGTGATCGGAGAGCTCGCCCTTCTCGCGTTGCTGAATCGTGAGACGCCCGAGGCACGCGCCGCGGACGAGCTCCGCCGGCGCGGGTTCGACGTCCCGGGGGTGAAGTCATGAAGCGGCTTTTAATCGTCGGATGCTCCGCCACAAAGGACCCGGCCGCCGGGCTCCTCCCCGCCCTCGATCGGTATCGCGGCGCGTATTATCAAATGATCCGCCAGGTCCCCGCCGACGAGCTCCCCGAGATCGTGATCCTCTCGGCCGAGCTCGGCTTCATTCGGTCCGACGCCATGATCCCCGACTATGATCGCCGCTTGACGAAGGTCCGCGCGGCCGAGCTGCTCCCCGGGGCGCCCGTCCAATTCGCCGACGCGCTTCGCCTGGGGTGCTACCATTACGACGAGATCCTCGTCGCGGCCGGTTGGATTTATCGCCAGGTGATCGACGTCGCGCTCGACGCAATGGAAAATAAAAGGGGCTTCCCGTTTTATCGGCGCGCGCATACGACGGGCGGGATCGGGACGCAAAGAGGACAACTCAAACTTTGGTTAAAAGGGGAAATGCTATGAAAAAAGTTTACTGCGGAGTGAATGAAACAAACGAGCAATTCGAGCGGACATGTTACGTCATGACCACGATCCACCCGGCCGGGCTCGGGGTGCTCTTCGCCCTGGTCGGTTGGCTCTTGTTCCACCTGGCGCCCCTGGTCTGCATTGTCGGCGGGGTCGTCATGTTAGCGATAATATCGGGGCTCAATCGGCGGAGCGTGAAACGCTTCCGGGCGATCCGAAAATATTATCATGCGGGGGTGTTGTCATAATCTTGAGGTCGACGGTCGCTTGATAAAAGAAGAGCCCCGGGGCGAGGTCCTGGGGCTCTTCTTGCGTTTAATCATAGGTCCTTTCGAGCCAGGTCGGAAGGTAGCGGAGCTTTTTCGGATCATGCCGGACGATCTTCACATAATACCGGGCGCGCATTTCCTGGTATACCTTCCCGAAGAGCATCCTCTTTGTCTTGTCCACCTGGCCGGGTTCCCAAAATTGATTTTTCGTGTAGGCGTTTATCCAATCAATTTCAGATTGAGAGAGCCCGGGATCGACGGGGAAGTCTTCGCCCTTGCCGTTGAGGACGTTAATCGTCCGCGCCGCCAAAATGCCGGTGACGCCGGTCCCGCAATTGATCGCGGTGTCGAGGAACATTGTCCCGAGCCACTGGCTTTTAATGTTCTGCAGGTGAAGCGGCCGCGAATAGCTCCCGTCATAAATGACCGCGGCGTCGGCGAGGGTCCCCTCTTTCATCGTCTTGTGAAGGCGGTCCCGGTAGTATTTGAAATAGATCGAGCCGGCGATCCCGCCCGGGGCGGTGCCGACGAGCTTCCCCTTCCCGACTTTCCCGCCCGTCCAATTCCCCGAGTCGTTTTTGTCCTTCGAGAATCCGCCCTCGTTCCGGAAGATCTTTTTTAAAGCGACCTGGCAATCGAAGCCCGGCGCCGCCCCGAGCTGCGCGGCCGATACTGCCAGGATCACCCCGAGGAGAATCCCGAAAAACCATTTCCTTTGTGACATGCCGCCCCCTTTTCCCATTGGATTTTATTCGAGCCCGGGGAGATTGTGAAAGCGCCCCGAGACTTCGATCATTGCCTTCGCTTCCGGATCTCGAACGACTCCGCCCTCGATCCGCCCCGCGCCCTCGACATATCCCGAGAGGTAAGCCTTCCCGATCCGCGCCAGGTCGCGCCGAAGGAAAAGGGCGGCCGCGGTCCCGCCCCTGGTCGTGACGCCGTACCGGGCGCCGATCTCGGTCCCCCGCTCGAAAGACCAAAACGGGACCGGGTTCGCCTTGACGACCGTCCGGAATTTCCCCGTCGTCGTGTTGAGGAAAACGCCCACCTTCGCGCCGGCCGGAGTCGGCGGGACCTCGGCCGCGGTCGCCAGCTCTTCGGCGTCGTCGTCGCTGTCCGCCTCGTCCATGCCGAGCTTTTTCATTGCCCGGCGTTTGTCCTGGTAGACCTGGGCCTTCGCGGTGACCGTTTTTTTCGGTTCGCCGGCGAGCTCCCCGGGGACATGCGCCGCCATGTATCCCGCGGACGAGATCCGGGCCGGCTTGCGGACCTGCAGCCACAAGAAATAGGCCGCCAGGAAGACGAGGATCGCCGCCAGGACGTAAGAGCGCCGAGTCATGAGCAAGCCCCCCTTAAAATGGATTCCTCGCACTTCTTGAGGTCGTGAAGGTAATTTATTTTATCGACCGCGGACTTCAATTCATTGCGCGAGTTGAAGAGCTCCGCGACATGCTTCGCGTGTTCGTCGAGAATCTTCGCCTCGTTTGCCGAATGCTCTTTCATCGCCTCTTTGTGAGCTTCGAGGATCTCGACGAGGACGGGGATCTCTTTCACAGCCTCGCCGATCGCGTCGACCCGCGCCGTGTAAACACGAATCATGAGCCCGACCGCGCCGAGCTGCGAGAGCCCGGCACATACAGCGATAATTATCACGGTCGCCGAGGTTTCCCCGCCAGGTGCGCCCCCCGTTGCCGCTGCATAGGCGACGCCCGTCACGCTCGCCAAAGTTCCCGCCAAAATAAATAAGATCGCCCTAATTTGCATAACAGTCCCCTTATTATTTAGCCGCCCATGTGGTCGAACCGGATTCGTTGACGTAGAACGTAGACCCGGCGGCGCCGTCGCGCCTGAGAAAGAGCGAGCCCTTCGGGGCGGTGATCGCAGGGACGCCAGTCCCGGAAAAGACCTTTATCCCGTTAAAGACCAAATAGGGGTTGGACAAATCCGAATAATCCATACCAAAAAAATTGCTAATTGCGGCCGTCGCATCTTTTGCATTGCTGCCGGTTCCACCCGCGAATAGGTAGATCCGCTTATTCGACGGCTCATGCCGGACCCCTGCGACGTAGGCGTTAGCACTCGCAAAATGATATTGAGCGTCGCCCCGGTTGAAGTAGGCGCCGAATGAAACGGACTGCTCGAATCCGCCCCCGAGCCCTTCCATGTAGGTTATCTGGTTGACGTTGAGCCCCTTGTCGCCTCGGACTGTTCCGGCCGCCTGAAGCGAGCCGAGGGTCTGGACATCTGCGGTTAAATAATCGCCGAGGGGGTAATATGTGGGATTCGGGATCGAATCATAAATCCCGCCGAGGTTAAAATAATAATTTCCCTTGAGCGTGTTTGAAACGTCTCCCGTCGTCGTGATACTGCCCTCACCGACGATACCCGTCCAATCGGGCTTCACAAAGGTCCCGGCATAGGTGTAGGTCCTCGACTTGCCTGATCGGTACTGAGCGCCGCTGACCCATGCCGGCACCTGGGCCGCCAAAAACCAAGGCTCGTTAACGGCGCACGTCCCCCAATTTGTTGAGTCGGCCAAGGGGTTAGTCGCTGACAGTACATCGTTTTTGCAGTAGTAGACGGCGCCGCCATAAGAAACGCGCGAGGAGTACAGCGGGTAATAGGTCCGGATCTTGTTCTCGAAATGGACAGAATCAACAGTGTTATTTTTAGCCCTGGCGTTAAACTTGATCGACGCGGCGCCAAAGCTGAAAGAGCCGCCGCGCCCGATATAGTTCCCGAGGCTATCCGTCGGGAAAACCCCTACGTTTACGCCAAGATCGACTGTGTCCCAATAATCGTAAGCCTCATTCGCCGGGTTCAGCTCGACGTTAGACCCGAAATAAATATCATAATCGTTCTTTTCATAATAGCCGCCCGAGATCCCCCACGTCGCGGCGCCGCTATAAAGGCCGATCCCGTAACCGCGCTGATGTTTAAAACCGTCCGAGCCATCAGCACTAGAGGGAAACCCGGTATAGCCCATATATTGAATGTAATTGTCGTGTAACATGTTGCCGAGCGTCTGGCCGACTGACAAAACCCCGTAAACAGTCTGAACGGGGTAAAACCCTGACCCGAAAAATTGCATGAAGTTTCGAGAAATATGTATTTCAGCCGATCCAAACATGAGTTTAATTCCGGCTATCAAAATGTATTCAAAAACATTATCTGCAATCACCCCGTTAAAATTAGTAACCCAATTATTAACATTGGAGTCATACCGGCCGTAACTGTAAATGCCCCACTCCATATCTGTAAATTTGCAATTCGTGATAGAGTAATCGGCCACCCGGCGCATCATGATCCCATAACGGGTATCTTTCAGCCTGGTTTGCTCGTTTTGCCCTGCGTATGATCCAAAAAAATGGATTCCACACACCCGTAAACCGGCGACATAGGTAAACGATTGCATGGTGTCGTCCCCGATCTTGAGCATATATTTTAGCCTTGTGACGCCTGGGTTCACGATCGGTTTTATCATTGTGCCGGCGATCCTTCCGCTAGTTGCGAGGCCGCTCCCCTCGGTGCTACCGGCACCCAATAGGCATTGCCCCTGCTGGGTCGGGTAATTGCTCCCGTCAACGGCATCGACCCTGAGCATTTTTGATATACGGTAAGAGCCCCACGCAAATCTAACGACCCGGTGCGCGACGATCGCCGCGTTTATAGCGTCCGCCGAGTCAGTAGTATCATCCGCGAGCGCGCCCCACCACTCCGGAAAAACTGAGTCCGTGAGCCCTGAGGTAAAGGTAACGGTCCCGGCGCCGGCAAAGCATTGATACCGGCCGGCGTCGAAAGCTCCAAGGGTGAGGATATGACCGGTGTTCACGGTAATCATACCCCCCATAAGGACCCGGACCTCTCTATGTGTCACGGTGAGGTCATTGCATGAAACGGCCGTAGAAATCCACACAGTTTTTCCGTAAGTTGAGAGGTCTCCGAGCGCCGCCGCTAGGTTCGGGTAAGGCGAGGACGCGTCAAGGATTTGAATCGGCGCCGCGGCGTAATTCGCGGGATCGCCCGAGTATCCGGTTTTAAACTGGCTCCACATGTAGGCGCCGGAATTGTCCGGAAGCGGGGCGACAATATCAATCGTCCCGAGAATGGGGACCTTGCACAAATAATAGACCGGCCGATCTGCCCGGGCTGTCGGCCAAAGGTTGATACTGAAAACTCCGGTTGCGTCGGTTGTCGCCATCAGGGTAAGCGGAGAGATCCGGATCATGTCGACAGTGTCCCACGCGTCCGTCAAGTTGCCGTGGTTGTCGACAAGGGTAAACGTGACCTTGACCCGAGCCGCCGGCGTCCCGTCAGGGTATCTCAAGGGTTGACCGGCGTTCGTAAGGGTTCTAAGTACCATGTTTTTTCTCCTCTTAAATTCCAGTTTTTACGGCAAGAAATATATTATTGTCCCGACAAACTGAGGCGTCCCGCCGCTCGGCATATCGGCGGCCGTGATTGCCGTGATTGCCTGACCACTCCCCGAGGCGAGAGCCCTTATAAAGCCGCTCCCGCTCCCGATCTCCGCTACAATATTAGTAAATCCGGCCTTGGTTATCCCTTGCCACCTGAGAGCCCCCTCGGCGATATAACCTGTTAGAGTCCTGGCCGACGACGGGAGGCCGGTTATTGACATTGCCCCGCTTGCCGTCGTCCATGTAAAAGCGGACGTCGATATGTCAAAGTTCAAAACCACCATTTTACCTATTTTTATTTGAGTCCCGACCCTTGTCAGGTATGCGACAGAAAGGTCGCCTGGCGTTGCAAACGTGAGCGTCGGTGTCCATGTCGTGTCGGAATAATCGCTCGCACCGGTGACCGCCCCGACGTAAAGGGTGTCGAAATAGGTTTTAAGCGTCGCTCTGATATTCGCCCACGATAGTTTTTTGAGGACATTCGAGGCGGCCGAATCCATAAGCCCGAGCTGGTCCGCGTCGACCGGAGTCGTCTTTGCGGTTGCGCCGTTGATTAGCGCGCCCGACGTTGTGGTCGTCTCGGCGGGAGCTGCGGAGAGCGCCCTCGCCGCTGTAAAATAGAGATTCGTCGAGCCCTCTGTAATGACGTCGGTCGAGCCTGGCGAAGCCGCGATATTGATGTAAGCCGAGCCGCTCCACCTGTATATTTTCCCGGTATCGAGCGCGGTATAAATCTTGCCCATTTCGCCCGTCCCCGGGAGTGCCGCCAGGTTCGCGAATTCGAGGACGTCGTCGACGTAGCTCGGGAGATAGACCGCGGCGATCTTCGAGTCGGACCCGAGAGGCGCGACCCCGTTCGCGGCGCCCTTTTCCGACGTGGCGATCCTTGCCGTCGAGTCGGTCGCGGGGATCGTGACGTCGCTCGTCCCGTCGAAAAGGACGCCGTTGATATGCCTCGGCGTGGCGATCTTTTCCGCACTTTGGACGGGGTCCGGGGTGTTTCCTGTGAGATCCATATTTCCCCCTGGTTAATAGGTCGCGACGTCCGCGAGGCTTTGCTTCGCTTTGCCGTAAAGGTTAAAGCTCGCGAGCTTAATGTGTATGGTATGCCCAACGAGGGCCGGCGGATAGGCGAAGCGCAAGATCTGACTGTCGAGCCTGGCGAAACGGGTCCCGGCGGAGTGGGCGGAGATTGTCGAGCCGTAGGCACCCCGGGCGAGATAGTCAAGCCGGTAGGTGTCCACGGCCGTGAGGGTGACGTCTCGAAAGGCGACGAGCTCATGATCTACATAGCAAAGCGTTTGGAAGGTCGTGGCGTCGACGGTACTCCCGGGAAGGAGCGCCGGAGTCCCCGCGGGGAGGGTGACGTTTATGTGATTGGCGGTGTCGAGCGCCGCTCCGCTTGCCAGGTCTGAGGCGAGGACCCCGAGCTTCGACTTCCCATAAATGAAGCCGATCGAGCCGTATGTCTCGCCATTCGTCGATAGCCACACTTCGCACCCGCCCCAATTTGCCCCGCCGTTCGTCGCGACCCATATCTCGGGGCGACCCGGCGTTGCACAAAGAGCGTCGGGAGGCTCGAAGATAAGCGGGGGCGCCGAGTCCCCGGGTAACGCCTGTGTATCGGAAGTCCACCCGGAAGCCGGCGGGGGCGCGACGCTTTGAGCCGTAGAAATACCCGGCGGGATCTCTTCGACCGTAAACTCTAGGCGATCGTTGTCGTCCTCTTCGATTAGCTTGATCCGGACGGGGGTCCGATCGAGCCCGAGCCCTGCGTCGGTGATCGCGACAATATCCATAGGTTCTAAGAGGACATACTTCCAAGATAATTTAAACTTGTAGGTGTTCCGGACATAAAGGACCCGCTGCAAAAGGATTTGAGCGGCGATCTGTGCGATCTCCGGGTCGCAAATGTGGTGCATCTGGACGACGTCCATCGTCCGGAGCCCCTTATCCTCGATGTCGGCTTGGTCCTTTGCCTCGACGACCTCGACATTGTAATCCTTGCCCCGGTTGACGAATTCAACTTGCACATGATTGAAAGCGTCGGCGCTTGTAACGCGGCTTCCGACGACGGGGTCCTCGCCTGTCGAGAGAAAATCGTCGTCGTCAAGGTAATAGAGCGGAGTCATGTCCGGCGTGTAAGTCCGGCCATTCCCGGCGAGGCTCAAATCGCCATAAGGGACGATCTTTAAGAGCCCCTGGCTCGGGACCGCTTCCGAGTTCGTGGCGCTCAAAAGGTCCTTCAAGTGTTCGCTCGCTGCCTTTTGCTCGACGAAGGCGGGGGAGAGGAGAAGGCCGGCGGCGACGCAATAGTCGGAATAATTTGAAAGGTCCCCGAGGAGCGCGACCGGGAAGCCGGCGCCGTCCCGCGTGTTCGTGAGGAAGTCCTCGATCACATAGGCCGGATCTGCATCGAGATTGCCCGGTACTGAGGACTGAAAGAAGGAGAGCTCGGGAGAGATTTCTGTTGCGATCGAGATCCCCGAGACGGAGAGCCCGGCGCCGCCGGTAACGTAAATCTGTGTAATAGATACATGTGCGCTAATGTCAAAAGCGACGCCGTTCGTGATCGTGAATGGCGAGCCCGAGGCGTTGATCTCCGCCGTCGCCGTCGAGACTCCCGAGAAGGTGATCGTCGCGTAAAGCCCGACTATATCGCCGCCGGTCCAATTAAACAGAGTCCAAACGTCGAGCGGGGTCCCGTATTCGTCATAAGCCTGGACGATCGAGAAGTTACCGGTATTGTCGACCCATACGGGGGCGCCGCCGGCGTCGAGGACCGTCTTCGTCATTCCCCGCCCAAAAACCTCGAAAGAGAGGTTAGGGAGCTCCGCCGATGACCTGCCGAGGAAGATCTCGGGGGTCGCGACGTAGGCAAGCCCCGGATATGCAATCGCCTCTGCGGGGTGCTTCGTCGTCAAGTATCCCCATACTGATTGAGGGATAAGCCCGAGCGCGACCTTCATGTTCAAGCTTTCGAGGCTGACGCGGTCTTTATTTGACCATACGCCCCCGATCCCCGCGATCGGTCCGTTCGCGATCCCGGCCATGATCGCCGCGGTGTAGTTATAGCCCGAGATCCCGCCGCCGCCGCCGCCCATTACTTACCCCCGCTTTGTGCCGGGATCGGCGCCGCGTAAAAATCCCCGTACCATATCAAGTTGAGAGTGACGCGAGCGGTCCCGTAAACCATCGGCTTACATACGCCATAGGCCGACGTTTGCACCCGGACCGACTTGATAGCGACGGGTTGCTCTGCCTGTGAAGCCGATCCGCCCATCATGCGCGAGATCCTCCCCATAACGAAAATATACCGGCCTGGCGTTTGATCATTGGCTCGTCGGTCGCGTCGCCCCACATAACGCCCTGTGCCGGCGCGTGGATGATCGTCGGGTAATCGACGACAAGCGCGCCGTGTGAAATGATCCGGCCGAATTTGTAGAGGATAATGTCGCCAGGTTGCGCGACCGGGACCGGCCGGCAAAATTTCAAGATCCACCCGAGATAAATCTCGTCCGAGCGGTGAAGGTGAAAGTCCGAGAAGTTCGTCCCGAGATCGACCTCGGGAATCAAGCCGGCGCCCGAGAAGACCGCGATCAAGAGGGTCCCGCAATCTACGCCGGCGCCCTTGACTTTCGCGTTCAAATGGTACGGCGTCCCGAGCCATGTCTTCGCCTCGGCGATAACGGTCGCGCGCTCTTCTTGCTCTGTCATGGTGTCCCCCTTAGTAAGCGGTTTCGGCGGCCGGGACATAGGGCTCGCCGCTGAACTTCGCCAGGTTGCCGAAGACGTCCTCACACGTCGCTTGCGACCGATCGCACCCGGCATAGGCCGTGAAGGTGTCGCCGATCTCCGGCGTCTTCGGTAGCGGGATAATGAGGGTGAAGACGCCGGTCGTGTAATATTTCACGGTCCGAGAGATCCCGACGTTCTCGCCTGAGGTCATTGTGACCGTCCCGAGGGTGAAGGTCCGAGTCGGTCCCCCGAGCATCGTTTGAAGGACGCTTGACGTCGTCCCGGCGGTGATAGTGGCGGTCGTCGCGTGATCCGCCTTGACGAGATCGCACCCGGGACCGTAAAGGACGCGCCGGCATCCTGGTTGATAGACGTCCCGCGGCATTTGCACATTTAGAATCTGCAGGTCCGAGTTGATCGTCATAGGGATCTCGCTCCGGGTAAAGTCCTCGATGTCGGCGACCTTCCCCGAGAAGCGGATCACCTTGAAGAGAAAGGTCCGCCAATCCGGAATAAAAAAAGCACGTTCGAGGACAAATTCCGCCCCGTCGAGAATCCCAGCGCGGACCGCCTGAGAGAGCGCGATCCCCCCGATCATGTTCCCGGGCTCCGGGTAGATCGTGACGCTCAAAGTGTCGACCTCGACGCCGGCGACGAGCCGCGTTTGTTCCCGGGACATTTTGAGATTGGAGTCGTAATAAACGCCGTCGATTGAGAGGTCCGCGTCCCCGAGGGTCTGGTGAAGGACGACGCCCGAGAGGGTCGTGATCGTGACAAGGTCGCACATGCAAAGCTGATCGGCCGCTTCGAGGATCGCCTTTTTCGCCGGGTCGAGTGCTATCATTTCCGGGTTACCATTTCGAGTTTTTTACACTCCCAAAGCTCCGCCATAAATTCCGTGAATTCCGCCTCGTCCTGGTTGAATCTGCAGCGAAAATAAAAGGTGAAGTCGGCCGAGACGACGGCGCCGACGGGGGGGATCGGGAGAATCGTCACGAGCCCCGTCGAGCTGATCGAGTAGGTCGAGGACTCGACCCCGTCGACGTAGAGGGTCGGACCATATTCCGAGAGGGGGAAGGTCGGGGTCCCGCCGGTGACGAGGATCGGCGGATTAGCGACGACGCCCTCGACGTTTTTGATCGGCTCGTCGAATTCCCCGAAAGAGCGGATAAGCTGAAAGGCCGAGCGCGCGCCGTCGCCGATCCCGAGGACCTGCCCCTCGACTTTATAATCGGAAGGGTCGCGAAAGAGAAACGAGTCGAATTTTCCTCTCCGAGCCAGGAAAAACCCCCCGAGGGTCTGCAGGTCGCGGACGAGTTCCGACTCGTCGAGGAATTCATAAGCCAGGGTAAAAAACCATTTCGGATAGGACCAATAAGCCGCGGCCGTTTCCTTCCCGCTCGTCGTCTCGTGTAACTTCGTCGACCATTGCGGCTTTTTGGTTGATTCCCATTTAAGCCCGAGGAGCTCGGGAAAGATCTCGTCGCTCATTGTTTACCCTTTCCTTAGTTTTCCGCCGGCGAAGTTGCGCGCCTGTTTCGTCAATACGCTCGTGAGGGCTCCGCCGTTGTCGGACAATAACCGCTTGACCCCCCTCGCGTCAACTGCATTAATGAGGACTTGCCCCCCGCCGGCCTGGTTTTTATTGCTCGCCCCGCCGCCGAGGTTACTCCTGACCCCCTCGGCGAGCTCCGCCGGAAGGACCATTTCGTCCTTGTGGATCTGCGCGACCTGATCACTCGGGACCTGGTCCCACCCGCCGGCGGCCGAGCCGATCGAGGCACCGAGCCCGAGGACGAGCGCGAGCATTGCAATTGCGGCGGCCGCGCCGAGGGCCGGGCCGACGATAGGGATCGCGGCTTGAGAGCTCGCCGCCCCTGCTGCGGCCGACGCCGCGCTCGCGGTAACCTGAGTCGTCGCGCCGGCGACTGCTAGACCCGATCGAGCCGTCTCGCCTGTCGCTGTGATGCCTGTCTTCGCCGCCTCCTGGGTCGCTGTGATGGTCGTCATCATGATTTGCTTTTTGAGCCAATCTGCTACCATCTTGACGCCCATCGAGATCATGTTAGAAAGGATCTGTCCGGCGATGTTCTTGATCGCCTGGGAAAGCTTCATTGTCCCCTTGATCATGCCTTCGATCGACTTCGAGAAGGAATTCTCGACGCCGGCAAGAGCCGACGAGAAAGTCTTCGATTGCTCGGCCGCGGCCTTGTGGTTGATCTCGCTGATCTTGCGTTGATGCTGTGCTTCTGCGATCTCGACTTGATTTAAGAGCTTTTGATATTCGAGCGTTCCGAGCTTCTCGCGGTCGAGCTTCTCGCGGAGCGCGGCCGTCTCGATCGCGGCCTTCCGGTTCTCAAGGTTTCGCGAGATCTCGATCTCTTGCTCGGCGGTCATTGCCCCCATTGCGACCATGTGCGCCGCGTTGCCGGCTTCGATCTCAAGCCCGATTTTCGAGATCTCGCGCTCTTTCTCGGTGACACTGTCGGCCATGTGGACGAGTAGCGCGGCGTGTTCCCGGGCGAGCTTTTCCTTTTCGAGAAGGGCGGCCTTGAATTCCTTCGAGTCCTTCCCATAGGCGGCCGCGATCTTCTTGACGCCCTCGTCCCAAATGTCCGAGCGTTCTTGACTGCCGACTTTTTCCCGTTCGAGCCGGAGCTTGATCGCTTCGAGATCGTTCCCGAGCTCCTCTTTCTGAATCTCTTTTTTGATGGTGAGGATCTCATGATTTACGGCTTTTGAGTCGTCCGCGTTGAGGTGTGCGTTTTTCTTTTTCTGCTCCCAAAATGCGAGATCGTCCTTAAGACTCGAAGCCAGGAAAGCGCCCTCGGCGAGCTTCTTGTCGTCGAGCTCCGCCTTGAAAACCGGCATTTGACTTTTAGCCTCTTTCCCCGCCTTCGCCGCGTCGAAGTTTCCACCCGGCTTTTGATCGGGGACGTCCTTCGAGGTCGCGGCCTTTTTGAGCCCCCACATTTTCGCAAGCGACGAATTTGTCGCCTCGACCGCTTTCCCGATATTGTCGAATGCTTGAGATCCGGCTTCGCCCCCGTCCTTCCATCCTTGCTTGAGATCTTCGACCGCGCCGGCAAAGTCCCCCTTGAGGACCTTCGAGAGAGCGGACGCCGCGGCCATTGTATAATCGACGAGCTGCTTTATCCCGGCCTTGACGAGCTCGAAAACGGTCACGGCGCCGAGCCCGAGAAACTGGACGAAGGAAATCACGCCCTTTAAAGCGCCCTCGAAGATCCCGAGAGCCTGGGGACCGACGGCGCCGAGCCATGAGCCGAGCTGAATAAACGCCGGCAATACTGCGTTGCCGATCAAGATCTTCGCGCTCCGCCCGACTTCGTTGACGTCGTTCATTGCGACCTTGTACGCTTTCGCCTGTTTCACGCCCTCGGGTCCGACGATCAAATGAAGCTCTTCGGCGCGCTTCCGGCTCTCCTCCATGACTTCTTTATTGATCTTCAAAAGCCCCTGGACTTCGCGCCAGGATCGCCCGTAAACCGACATGCCGGCGGTGTTCCGGTCGAAGCCTTCTTTAAGGTGTCCGAGTTTCTCGTTTACGTCGGTCATGACTTCGAGGCCGTTCCGATAGTTGCCGGATTGGTCCCGCGTCTTGACGCCGAGCGCCTCGAATGCCGACTCGTTCCCCTTGAGCGTTTTCGTGAGCATGTTCGCGCCAGTTACGGCCGTTTCCATGCCGTTGCCGGTATGCCCGAGCGCGACGTTTAAGACGCTCGCCTCTTGCGTCGTGATCCCGAGAGCCTTCGAGAGCTTGACCGCTTCGCCCGTCCATTTGACAGTTTCGCCGATAACATTCTTGAAGGCGGAGCCCCCCATA